TTGAGGGAAAGCTGATTTCGGTTGTGAGCAAGGATCGGGATTTTGAACTCTTTGGGCAAACCATCCATATACATGGCAAGGGTTGTTCGGAACATATCCCTATTTTCTTCCGTATCTGTTGTGAGTGTGCCTTGAAGCCCTGGGTGCATGAAGTGCCAGTAGAGGTCAAGTGCGAGGGAGATAGTCGTGATTCCAAGTTGCCTTCCTTTCAAGATAACAAAAAAGTGGATGTCCTCCTCCAATCCCTTTGCAATTTCATTCATCACATAGGTTTGACTACCAAGAAGGTTATCCATCTTGCGTAAGCCTTGCTCTTTAGTTTCAATCTTGAGCTGCTTACAAAAGTAGTAAAAATGCTGGAGGTTAAATTTACTCATTGGTTAGCCAAGGTAATTTGTTGTTGTATTTCTCAAGCATGGTCTTATTTCCTTGTTCAAAGAAGTCACGACCTACTGAGTATTCGTTACCACCAAGCCTAAAACAAAAAGTGTTTTGTCCTGACCAAGCAAAGTTGGGATATACCTGAGTAGCTGCTGCGTAGAACTTACGGTCACCACCCCAGCCTGGCTGAGAAAGAATAATGGCTAAAGTCTTTAGGCACTCTGTTTTCATGCCCCACATACACCAATCCACAAAGCTATGACCTGGCGCTTGCCAGCAGTCGTGAAGGCTTCCAAGGGCTTCGCAGTTATCTTCACAGATAAATCGCCCTTCCTTCTCGTACACAGAGCGTAGGCAATAGACCCAATCATAATCTTCTTCCATTTTGGTCATAATGGACTCTACATGATTAGGCTTGTACCAATCGTCATCGTTGCAAAAGAAAGTCACATCTTCATTTACAAGAAAAGCACTTGCAGCATAAAGCCTTCTGCCTTCTACATCTTTGCCCCCGACCTTACCATCCCAATAGCAGATCTTTAATTCTGGGTATAGCCTTCTTAGTTCTGCGTATTGATTAAAGCCTTCATCGCAAACAATGTAATGCACCACTGGATAAGTCTGGGCTTTTACACTAGCAATGCAGTTTGCTAACTCCCAGTGGCGCTTCCCGTTGGTAACTGTGACTACGGCTGCGGTTTTCAATTGTGTTTACCTAGTTTTTTGATTTCAAAGTTCGGTAAATCCCAATACGCCACCTTAAGCCTAGCGGTGTGATTCCTGGCTAGGTCAATCAAGGCGGTATAGGTCATGGGGCTAAACCGTTCCTTCCATTCTTTTGCTAATGCGATCTTTTGCTTCTTGGTTTTGCAAGACAAGGCTCTCATCATTTCTGTCTTGAACATCTGGCGTTCTTGACAGAGCCGTTCCCAATCAGTGGACGCAATCACCATCTTCAGGCTCTAGCAATTTCTTTAAGTGCAAGATCTCCGCTTCAGCCATCATGAGCAGTTCAGAGGACTTGGCATGAACCCGCATCAACTCATGGAAGATGTCATCTTTAGTCATAGCCCATATTCTGGTCATGTATTCCTTCTTAGCAATGTCACCAGCCTTCTCAATGTACTGCTGGACTGATATTGCGTCTTTTATTCCGTTCTCCATACTCTTATTCCTTCTCCGTCTTTTCTAGCAATAAACTTCCGATTCAATTGTTTGCCTGTTCTGTAGTTTGCATTACAGACAATTTGCAGCTTCCCCGCTGGTACAAAGAATGATTCACCGATCTCCATAATCCTATATGGGTACACATTGCGCTTTTTCTCAGGGGGTATGGGAATATTTTTTTCTACTTCAATAGTCATGCTATTCTCCTTATAACTTAACTCATCATACACTACCATGATACACACATACAACGAATATCATCTAGGCGATAACCTTATTCATCTGAACTATTTGCGTAAAGTTTGTGAGCAAGATAGTGACATGGACTTTGTTCACCATTGCCATCCGCAGTATCACAGCCAGCTACAACCCTTATGTGAGGGGGTTAGCATCCTCTTAGCAGATCTATCCATCCCACCAGGCTCTATTAACGCTTGGATTGGCAGGGATAACTACTTTCACAACCATCCTCTTAGACGGCAGTGGGCGCAATTTCACATGGAATGGTTCGATCACCTATCAGACCTGTTAGAAGTTTCCTCGCCTATTGATTGCAAGGAAGATCTCTTGTTCGAGTATCCTGCTCTAAGAGAGCAGTCTAGGTATGAGTTTGACCTCCTAGTCATTAACGCTCCCCCACAGTCAGGGCAATTACCAGACTTTAATGCGGATTTCTTTAAAAAACGGGTCATGGAATTAACAAATGAGGGGTTAAAAGTCATTACTACCCATCCTACAGGCATCGTTCCTAGCACTCTTGAGAGCCATTACACGGTCACTGACATCGGTGTGCTTAGCAAAGGCGTGCAGTTAATCGAGGGTGTGGATACTGGTCCAATGTGGACTACCCACAATATCTTCAATCAAGACAAGGTGTTATCACGCCTGATCTACACCAACGCCTCTGATTCATTCGATCTGTCAAAGAATGTCATCGTTAAGCAAAGTCTAAAAAACTAGAATTTTTTTTGGGGTGGAATGGGAGAGGGGTACGCTCTCCATCAAGTCCAGTCCCATTCACTTGGGCGGATTCAGTCAACGATCTAGCAACAATCAACGGGTAACCATTACCAGTTACGCCTATAGATACTATATAAGGCATTGAGCTAGTGATGACAGGGATACCCTTTAGGAATTATGTAAAACAACAGAGGGCGGAGAGTTGATTACCTTTCCCCACTTCATTCTTACCTACTTCCCATATATGTAACTATCTACTAACTTACATAATTACTATATAAATATAGAAACTATAGAAGTCTATGACTTATAGAAAATAGACTATAGACCTATAGATTATAGAAGATAGACTATGCACCTGGATCATAGCATAAGACTATTGACAATTAAACAACAATTAAAAAATACAATCAAAATACTTGTTGACAGTAATCATTCTATGCTTATAATCATATCTATGCAGTAAAGCATTACACTTAAAACCTAACTACTAAGAGGATATACCATGCAAAATACTACAAGCCGTATCAGCGTATATGACAGCGTTACTAATAAGATCATCTCTCAACTTGAGAGCGGGATAGCACCTTGGATCAAACCTTGGAAATCTGGTCAAGCTGGCGGAGCTGATCGCAATATCGTATCTAAAAAAGAGTATTCAGGCGTTAACCGCTTGATCTTAGGGATGAGCGGTTATTCATCACCTATTTGGGGATCATTCAAACAATGGCAGGATCAGGGCGCTACAGTTAAAAAGGGAGAGCATGGCACTCAAATAGTTTTCTATTCTCAAGTAACTAAAAAAGAGATTAAGCCTAACGATCCTAACCCTGAAAATGGCACTTATGCCATGCTAAAGGCTTACTATGTTTTCAATATAGATCAGGTAGAGGGTATTGAGATTGAGCAGCCAGCTCCAGTGATCACTGAATTTAATCCAGTGCCAGCGCTTGAAGATCGGATCATTAAGACTGGAGCGAATATTAAGCATGGCGGAGGTAGGGCATTTTATCGCCCTGGTACTGACAGCATTACCTTACCTGAGAAATCTACATTCTTGAGTGAGGCACATTACTATGCCACTGTATTGCATGAGTTAACTCACTGGTCAGGTGCTGAGCATCGTTTAGATCGCACTAAAGGAAAGCGCTTTGCTGATACCGCTTATGCCTTTGAGGAATTAGTAGCGGAAATGGGTGCAGCATTTTTGTGCGCTGATTATCAAATTGAGGGTGAGCTGCAGCATGCTGATTACATCGGTAATTGGCTTACTTGCTTAAAAGCTGATAACAAAGCAATTTTTAACGCTGCAGCATTAGCTCAAAAGGCTGCCACTTATATCAATGAATTAGACGCAATAACGAATCAAGCTGCAGCCTAGTGCAATCTTATAGATCCTTGTTTATCAGGGATCTATAGGGTTTGCATTGCAAGCCATAACCTAACTATTGGAGCAATATTATGAAGCTAGAGGGAATGTACTTATCTGTAGCAAAAGAAGGATTAACCTTGATTTATCAGGGTTTGCCATTGTGCAATTACAAAACGAGGATGGATGAGATCTATTTAGTTTTAAAAATGTATAAGCAAGAGTTACCAGAGGTTTGCTGGAACGGTGATAGGGGTGAGTGGGTGACTACAAGCACAATTGAGGAGCTAATAGCATGAGAAAGCATACTACTAAACAATCTAAAAACCCTGGTAATAAGTGTTTAATAAGCACTGATAAGGGTAGATTTTATCTACACTTGCCATTTTCTATTGGTAGATCATTTTCAATCGGGAATGTAACCTTTACTAATAACGGTACTTATTACAGTGCAGATAGATCTATCCCTGATTCATGGCTTATAGACTTGAGCGCCTAAATAGTGATACCTAGTAAGCGCTTAGTGATAGGCGCTTACTGGATTGTCATTAGACAATCAAAACCTAACTAACGGAGCGTTAAACATGAGAAAAGACATCAAGTTATCAAGTGGCAGAGTAGTTTATTTTGAAGATCTAAACGGGATCACTATTCCATCTATTAGATGGTATGAGATGACAGATAGTGAGTGGTCTAGCTATTGTCAGCAAACTAGCGGGTTTACGCCTTGTTTCCCTATTCTAGATGAGGTAAGGGTATGAGCCTAATTCAAGAGATGCAAAAACATGGTTTAGCAGATTGTGCTTATAACCGTCAATTCTTTACACTTGATGAGCTGTATAGATCATATTGCTATAGAGCTGCTAAACAAGGGTTTCAGGCGTTATCGTTTAATTCGTGGCGATACTGTCATAAAGCAAATATCACGCTGTAGAGCGATTAAAGGGTTTAGTGGTACTTAGGTATCACTTACCCTTATTTATCGCCTTGGCGCTTGTTTTAAAGTGTTTTAAAGGTATTTAATAGTTTTATCTTACTAACCTAACTAATTTTCGAGGTATTTATGAGAAATAATGATATTTATACTATTCAACGCAAAATCTTTATAAACAAAGTGCCATTACGCATGAGCGTATTAGGCGTGCTGCGCACACACATACGCACGCACATGGTGATTGACTGTTTATCGGCTATTGGTTTGCTGGCTTTAGTAGTTTTGGCTCTGGCATCGTAGGAAGTCCCCAAGTGAAAACCCCAAGAGCTAAGCACCAAACCCGCTTAGCGGGTAATCTCAAAAAAGAGAGTATCTATCGTTTATCTAAGTGCTTAACTAAAGGGGTGCGGTCCTGTAAGAGTCCCCCAGATACTAGCCACTATGTTTATTCCCTTTGGCGATACACCATGCGGGAGGGGTGGGTCATGCCCCCGTGT